GTTCCGTTCCCGATTTACAATGATTTCGCTAAAGGTCTGCAAGCTGACTTTACTGCCGTTCAAAATGCTTTTCTGATGCCCATAAGTAACGGCGTGGTGGAGGGTAATGTGAATCGTCTAAAAGCAAAGCGACAAATGTATGGTCGCGCAGGGTATGATTTATTGGCAAAAAAAGTGATGTATTATTGCTCAAATTAGAAGTATCCTCGCCCTCTTTACGGAAGAACCTCAATTTTGTAATAAAACGCTGATTAAATTTTGCAGGTTATCGGCGGTTTAGGAATGCGGTTGAACGAATAAAGTGTTAGTAATTTGTTGTTTCTGTTTCATGAATTCTTAGCGTTCCTTAAGGCGATAGGAATCGCCGTTGATGTTAATGACGGTGCAGTGATTCAAAACACGATCAAGGATCGCCGAGGCGATGGTAACGTCAAAAAAGGCCGTGTTCCATTGGGAGAAAGACTTGTTTGAGGTAAAAATCACAGAGGCCTTTTCATACCGCTTGAAAATAACTGAAAGAATGTGTAGATCCCTAAATGTCCATGGAAAGATAACCGATTTCACCATGTTAAAACGGAAAATATACTAACAAATTACACAATTTAAACAGTCATTTGAGCTTGAAAAAGCACTCTAATTATAGTTTACATAACCATGAAAACCTACAAGTTGATGTTTATTTGATGTTTACCTGTATAAGAGATTACCTGAAATTACGTTAAATCGGCGGAAGTCCATGCTTAAATGAACATGGATTACTGGCGATTATCGTAAATTATCTGAGGTTATAAAAAGAAATCATCTTCCCTCATAACCCGAAGGTCGTAGGTTCAAATCCTGCCTCCGCAACCACAAAGAATGGCTTACCTATGCGGTATAAGCCATTCTTTTTCTTTGTCTAAAAGGGGTAAAACCTACAAGCTGATGTTTATTTGATGTTTACCCAGACATGAGATTGGCGGAAATAGCCCGAAGTTACGCCATTTGTTTGATGTTTGCTGATGTTTATTTGATGTTTATGGGAACAGGTTCACTGAATTGAATTTGATGTGAAGGTTAAATTGACAAAATATATAGTTCAAGTCCTGTTACCCGCACCATAACTGAACGCCTATTTTGATACAATGTGTATCGAGATAGGCGTTCAGTTTTTTATTGCAAAAGTGCCTAGATACAAGGCTTTGTCGACATCTTTTAACGAAAACAGGCTCTGCTGCGGTGCTAAAATCACTGTTTCAGGGCTTTTTAATTTTTGCCGGATGAAACCTTTTAATTAAAGGTAGGTACCGTGTGCATTTTTCGGCACACCGTGTGCACTTTTTAATTATTCCTCATTATTAAAAAAGCCGGAGCTGATTTACGCCCCGACTTCAATTTCCGCTCCATTGTAGAATACAAATATAATATGACCGTCCCGATGAACGATGCCTTTTTCCACCATGACCGTCCAGACGGTGTCGTCCCACTTGTCAAGGACCAGCGGATTCTTCTTCAGCGTCCGGATAAACAGTGACATAGCATTGTCCTGCTGCTGGCTTAAAGTACGCTCGGCTTTCAGTTTTTCGAGCTTATCGACCGCGTCCTCGTAACGCTTGTTCAGGCTGTTGTACTTTTTCAGGTATTCATCCTGTGACTGCGAGGCAGAGGCGTTTTTCTTCACTGCTACCTTGACCAGTTCTGCCACTACCTCGCTTTCCTCAAGTTGTCGGGCGATTTCCGCGTCAAAAGCCTCAAAGTCTGTAAGGCTCCGGCGCATCAATTCACAGTCCGCAATAACCTGCGACCGGCTGCCCATCAGGCGGTTATATGCCTTGATGAACATAGCCTGTATGGTATCGGTGTCAAGAACCGGAGTGCCGCATTTTTTTTCATTCTCAAACTTATTATTACATTGCCAGATTACCCTGCGGTATTGGTCGGTGGAGTGCCACACTTTTTGACCGTAGTACCCACCGCAATCAGCACAGACCAGCTTGGTAGACAAAACGCTCTTGCCGCTGTAGGCTTTGCTGAGCTGCTTGCGTCTGGCAAATTCAGCCTGCACGTGATCCCATTCGCCCGGCTCGATAATGGCTGGATGGCTGCCTTCTACATAATATTGCGGAACCTCGCCTTCGTTCGATTTCAGCTTTTTCTGCAGGAAGTCCACCGTGAACTTTTTCTGTAAAAGCGCGTCGCCTTTGTATTTTTCATTGGTGAGAATACTGTCCACCGTCGTCTTGCTCCATTTACTGCTGCCGCCCGGCGACGGAATATTCAGGCTTTCGAGGTATTTACAGATTCCTGACGAGGTTTTGCCATCAAGGAACAGCCGATAAATCAGCCTAACAACAGATGCTTCTTTCTCAACGATTACTGGGCGACTGTTCTCACCCTTTTCGTAGCCGAGGAAGCGTTTGTACGGCATATGAACCTTCCCATCGGAGAAACTCTTCCGCTGGCCCCACGTGATATTTTCGGAAATGGACCGACTCTCTTCCTGAGCCAGCGAAGACATGATGGTTATAAGTAACTCGCCCTTGCCATCGAAGGTGTAAATGCCCTCTTTTTCAAAATAGCACTCGACGCCATTTTCCTTCAGCTTTCTAATGGTCACCAAACTGTCAACAGTGTTTCTGGAAAAACGGCTGACCGACTTGGTGACAATCAGGTCAATTTTTCCAGTGATCGCGTCTGAAACCATCTCCTTGAAGCCCTCACGGTGCTTGGTGTTGGTGCCGGAGATACCTTCGTCGGTATAGACCTTTACAAACTCCCAATCCGGCTTTGACTGAATGAATTTCGTGTAATAGTCGACCTGTGCTTCATAGCTGGTGAACTGCTCATCGCTGTCGGTGGAAACGCGGGCATATCCTGCAACGCGGCGTTTTCTTGCTGCCACCGCTGGTAAATGCGTTAGAGGATTTATAGTTGGCTGTATAACGGTTACTTTTGGCATTGATTTTTCCTCCTCTCAAGGGTTTTCTGCCGGGCAGCAGCTTTCATTTCACCTGTCCAGCTTTGACTGCGGGACCGGTCATTCCAGTGAATTGTGGCCTTGGCCCCGTCTTTGAAATGATAAATTAGTGTATTATCGGCGCAAACTCGGATGGAGGCCACACTATCGGCAAAGGTTTGCTTATTGAAACCAGCAGTGTTGAGAGCCTCTGCGGTCACTTTGAAAAGCACAGCCTCAGGTATCTGCTTTGATGCGCAGGCTGTATTGCCGAGCGTGTTATAGGTGTCACAAATCCAAACCGGACCGGTGTGCGTAACTTTGCGTCGGTAGTTTTTACCACAGATGCTGCAAACCAGCTTCCCGGAAAACGGGTACGTCGCCTTGGGCGCATTCGCCTTTTTGAATCTTTCGGCGCGGCGGGCCATCTCAGACTGAATTGCATCAAATGTCGCATGACTGATGATTGCTTCGTGAGTATCCTCTGCTTGATACATTGGAAGCTCGCCATGATTGACAAGCGTTTTCTTTGTAATATGGTTTTCCCTGTAGGTTTTCTGCAGAAGCAAATTGCCTGTGTAGGTATAGTTCCGTAGAATCTTCATAATCGTATTGTGATACCAAGGATTACCGTTGCGGGTTTTGTAGCCTTCAGCGTTTAGCCGTTTTGCGATGGCGTTGTATCCAAGCCCTTCAAGGTAATATTCGAAAATCAGCTTGACGAGCGTGGCCTCATCAGGGACGACAACATATTTTCCTTTTTCGTAGCTGTATCCGAGCACGGTGCCGTTCCAAGGCATCCCTTCTTCAAAATTTCTCCGAATGCGCCACTTCTGGTTCTCGCTGGCCGAGCGGCTTTCCTCCTGCGCGTAGGACGCCAGAATAGTCATCATCAATTCTCCGTCGCCGCTCATCGTGTGGATGTTCTGCTCTTCAAAATAAATGTCCACCCCCAACGCCTTGAATTCGCGAACGGTCTGTAAGAGCGTGACCGTGTTTCGTGCAAAACGGGAGATGGACTTGGTAAGCACCATATCTACCTTTCTGGCGCGGCAGTCGGCTATCAGCCGCTGAAAATCGTCCCTGCTGTCCTTCGTGCCGGTTTTGGCTTCATCAGCATAAACACCGACGTACAGCCAGTCATTGTGGCACTGGATGAGATTGCTGTAGTAGCTGACCTGCGCCGAGAGTGAATGAAGCATCGCATCCTTGCCGCTGGAAACGCGGGCATACGCGGCGACCTTCTTTTTCTGTTGGAGCTTTGGCGGTTTTGGCACTACTGTTATGGTTCCAGGCATTTTGTCACCTCCTCGTAGTATGACATCTTACCGTTAAACCCGCTATATATCAAGTCAACTCCGCGATATAAACTACACGAAGATATTCTGTATTTTTCGGCTATGATTGTATCGATTTTGGCGTAATCTTCCGGGGTTAAAATCCCCTGCGATAGCATCTTTTTTGCCTGCAGCATGGAAGTAAGATAGCTTTCCAAATTCGCGCGGTATCCATCATCCATTGCAGGCACGCCCCTTTCCAAACCGATCAGCAATGTAGCAGGCGTGGCAACAATACTTTCGGCCCTTATTTCCGTATGCCGAGAAGGATTGCCCGCAATGAGCACATGTGAACTGATATACGGCCTTACGGTTCACACAGTCAGGGTGGCTGTTCCACCAGAGCATCCGGCAGGCATCCGAGCAGAATTTTTTCGGTTTGCGCCCGGCACCCTTTTTTATTGGCTTCCCGCACTGTTTGCAAGTGATGGTGTTCGTCAAAGCATCGGTGTCAAGGCCGTTCCTGTGGCAAAAGGAGCGCACCGTATTATCTGAAATGCCTAGTTTCTGGCCGATTTTTATATAGCCATATCCTTGATGACGCAGAGTTACAATGCGTTCCCGCTGCTCATTTGTCATTGATTGTCCTCCAGTCTGAGGGCATCTGTCCTCACTACCCACTGGAGGTGAGGAGGGCGATTTGACGAAAAATAAGCAAAAAAATAAAGCCCACCGAAGAAAAATCCTCGATGGGCCTCGTAACTATAACTGTAGGTCAAGTAGTTGACCTGTGGTTAATTGTTTTATGCGTCGAAATGATGTATCTTGGTTATGGCTGTTCACGGTGTTTTCTGAAGGCTCCAGTTCATGGACGATTCATATATATCCATAGACTTTTTGCCGTAATGCGGCTATCTGGTTTTTCTGCATTTCATTCATAGTGTGGCGACCTCCCCTTGAATTGAGGCTCTTGCCTCTACCTTCCCAAGGACAGAAAGGTCGAGCTTGAACGAAAAAAACTGCCCGCAGAGTATATCATCAATGAATACTCTGCGGGCGTAGGAGCCGGGGATATCGTAGCGGCAGACCGTTACACACTATTTTATAATTGGTGCCGTGGCCGCAGTCGCCTCCGGGAGTATAACGGTTTCTGTGGATATGGAGATGGGCTGTACTGCCGAAGCCATAACAACCGCCTTGCCTTTATTAACTGCTCCTGCTACCGCCTGCCGCAACTGTTCAATTTCTGCATCCGTAAGTGATGGGACAAACTTTTTCATTTCATCCGCGAACATTTTGCCGGTACTGTCGAGCGTTTTCTTGACCGCTGGAGTAATGCGGAAAAACTCTTCAACAATATTCCATGCCGCGAACGCGAACGATAGATTTTTGTTGTAAGTATCCGCTCCGATTTTGACTTGCAGGGCCTCTTTCTTTTTGCCGATAAAGGATACTGCCGCATCCCCCACGGCTCC